AATTTGGTTGAAATTATCTGGATGAATAACTGTATTTGACATCCAATTTGTATAAGGTGAGTATATAATACCTGAAGCATAAGGATTGTCTCCCTGTTTATATCCTAAAAGGATTGTATCAGAGAATTTTTTATCCCAACCTGAACCTGCATTAAATCCTCTATTAGAATCTACATATACATCTAAATTACCATATAATTTACCCATATAATTAATATTATAATTTGAACCTGCTTTAGCAAGATCTTGTTTAAATTCTGGTAATTGTGATAAAATAGCACCAACTTGTGGAGAAACAACTGCCCAGTTAGCTGGACCTTGTCTATTATAAGTTGCAACTTTAGCTGTTAATCTCATAATTTTATCAGCAAGAGCTCTATGTCTATCTAAATAGTTACCTTGAGTATTATTTCCAGAGGTTGGAGAATCAGCAGTCCAATTATGATATAATGATAATTCAGGAATAACTGATTTTTCTACAAAATTCAATATCTCTCTGTCAATTTCATAAGTCATTTCTTGACTTGCCATTTTTACCAATTCGTTCTCAACATCAATTTGATGATATGATTTAAAATCTTGTTCAGATTCTTTTGTCCATCTAACCTTTAATTTTCTTTGTTTAACGGTTACTGGAATACTATCAATTGTTAATTCCATTTCTGGAATTTTTTCAGTAGCTTCTTGATCATAAATCAAATAAAATACTACTTCATCACCTGCATTCCAACTTGAACCATCTGCATCACCAAAAATAACTGCATCAGCAGCAGGATCAGCTGTGATTTCACCAGCAGCAGCACCACCAGCATAATCTCCAACAGCACCATTTAATGTGAAACCTGTCAAAGGAACACCTGTTTGTGAGTTATAAGCCTCAACACCAATAATGGCTCTTGTTGAAGGAAGCATATTTGTTTCAGCTTGATCAAAAAAAGTATCTTGATTAGTTACAAATTCTGTAGAAGCTCCAGCAGCACCAATTACACCAGTAAAAGGTCCTATTCTATTCATAGAATAAGTTGCTGAATAACCATTTCTTGGATTACCATCCCATGGGAAAGCATCGTATTCGTCACCTTTAACTATATCGCCTTTTGTATTAGCGAATTTATATACCAAATAGTATATAATACCTGTAGGTCTAGTTAATGGTTGAATACCAACTAATTTGTTAGCTATTAGATTAGGAAAAACTCTTCTAATTAAAGGAAACATAACTTTAGGGATTAATTCACTTGCATCTGCACCATTAACATGCAATCCACTTGTAGTTTGCACATCTTCATTAAGAACTGAATTAAGCCAATCTTGTGAAATTCCATTTTCAATAACCATTGTATCTTTAGTGTTTTCTAATAAGATAGAGAGATTAAGTTTTTCTGTATAATCGTTCACACCTTCTGTTAACCATTTCCATGACTCTAACAGTTGGTTGGTCTCTTTTTCTTTAATATCTTTTGTATATAACAATTTATTTACCACCTTTTAATTTTTTATCTATTTAACAACAACGTTGTTTTAATTATCTTTACTATATATAAAATCTATTTATTTAACAGATTTTAATATTTTTTTCCTAAAACTAAATTGATTAACTTCTTCATCAATTTGTTTCATTCTCTCCTGTTTTAATATTTCTTCAGTTAAAGTATCTGATGTAATTGTTGGATTGAAGTCTTCGTCCATTATTTCAACTTTCTTTTTCTTTTTCTTTTTATAATTTTTGAATTTGTCAAGTGTTTCATTACTTTGTTCTGTAATAGAATCTTTTTCATCAAAATTATTTTCAAATCCTTCTATGACATTAAAAAAACCTTCAGTAACTTCTTCAACTGTTCCTTCTGGGATCATTTTATCAAGAATAAATCTTGTTTTTTCAGAATAACCTTTTAAGAGTTCTTGTTTCTTTTTAGCACCTTCTAATAGACTTTGTTGTTTTTTCATTTCGTTTAATTCATTTTTAAGTAATGTGATTTCATTTACATATTTTGTACCTGATTCATTTACTAAAGGATAAACTAAATCTTTAATTTTATTAACAACAATAATATCAGGATTTGTTTCATTCATTTCTAATAATATTTCTTTTCTGATTTTTGGTTTAATACTTTCTATAATATTATTAGTTTTGTCAATAAATTCTTCTTTTAATTCTTCTTTATAAGAAGTCAGATGTTCATTAATTTTTGTTATTTCTTCATTTTTAACTTGTTCTAAAACTAATTGCATTTTCTCAAGTTCTTTATCTTTCCATTCTTGAAGAATATTTAACAATATTTTTTGATCATCTTCTGAAAGATTTATATTTAAAAAATCCATTTATATACCACCTTTTAATATTTTATTGTTTAAAAGCTAACAGCTTCTTTAATTTTAACTTTACTTCCCATTAATTTCTTCTATTTAATCCTCATCATAATCATCTTTAAATTCTTCATCATCATCTTCAGGTAAATCTTCACCTTCTATATCATCTTCCTCGTCATCAGTTTCGTCTTCTTCTTCATCATTGTATTCTTCATTATCTTCTTCATCATACTCATCTTCGTCCTCTTCCTCATCACCCATTAAGGAATTAGCTCCTCTAATAGTATCTTTAATATCAGGATATTTGTTAAATATCATATCCCAAGACTCAGGAGTAATTGATCTGATTATTTCAGATATAGAATCTCCCCATTTTTCAATTTCTGAAGGAACTATTAAATTACCACCAGCAGAATTTGGTTTCATAGCTTTTTCTAAGAATCCTAATAATTCTTTAATTTCTGCTATTTCCATTTCTGTTTGTTTATTTTGATTCTCTAAATCATTTTTTAAAGCTTTATTCATTTCCATGTCAGCTTTCGTTTTGTTTTTTATTTCTTTCAGTTTTTCTTCTTCCCCATCCAATTCATTTATAATTTCAGAATTTTTATTTAATAGTTCTTTTTTAGCTTCTAAACTATCATAATATTCATAAACATAATCATTCTGATTTCTAATAGACTCATCTATAGGGCAATTAGCTCTATTTTTTATGACATCTTTTAAACCCATTTTATTCTCCTATTTATTATTCTTTATTTTAACTTTACTTTAATCTAAAATTAAACTAAAAAAGACGGTGAATTATAACCGTCTTATAAAAAAATTATTTTTTTTTTAAAATATGTTTTTTAATAACTCTAATGGAGTTTTTCCATTCTCAATTACTTTTTCTACTTTCTCTTCTATATATTCAACATTCTCATGAATAGCTGAAGGATAAGCATTATTACTACTAGGATCAGCTACTACATCAAAACAAACTAAATTATATCCTGGAGCAACTTCTAATAAATCACCCTTCTTAATAACCTTTCCATACCCTCTTGAACTAATTCCTAATTTAATATTACTTTCAATAAGATTTTTTAATATTTCACCATTAGGAGTATCTAATACTTCAGCTTCTCCATAAAGTACTCCATCTTCATTTAATTCAAGTTTTGTAACAACATGACTTACTTCTTTTAAATTAATTGCGGGAGAATTTGGATGCTCAATTTCCCCTAGCATTCTTCTATCAGAAATCATTTGTTTAGTTTGATTTAATGCTTCTAACATTATATTTTTTGGATATATTCTTCCATTTTTATTCTTTTCATTTACTTTACTGAACTCACCTTTTAAATAATACTTCTTTTTAGCATTACCTTCAGTTCCTTCAGTTATTATTTCTGATTGACAATTATAAATAGCATGTTCTTGTAACCATGAAACATTATTATTTTCCATTTTTAAACTCCAGCTGATTGTTTTGGTTGAGATGGCTGATAAGCAGGTTTTTGCTGAGGAGTAGGTTGTTCAGTATTTGTATCACCTTCTATTGGTTGTTCTTCTGTTTGTTCCGTTTCCTCTGGAACAGGAGCTAATAATCTTGCTATTTCTTTTAATAGTTCTGGATCAATACTTCCTTCTTCTTTCATTTGTTCTAATTTTGTTACTATTCCATCTAAAAAACTCTTTGCTTTTTCAGTTTGACATTCACTACTAATATTCTTTATATCAGAAACAACTTGATCTAATTCAGAAGTGTCTACTTGAACATCTTCAGCTGATTCTTCTCCTGCTTGATCAGTAGTTTGTTCATTTCCTTCTATTGGAGGTGTTGTTTGTTGAACTTCTTCTTCGTTTATTGTGAAATTTTCTTTTAATAATTCTCTTAATCCATTTTTAACAATGACATCAATTATACTTTTTGAATGAGTATTAACATCAGTAACATTTTCCATTAATAATGATTTAGAAACAACTTCTCTTATTTTAACATTTTCTAATAAAATAAGTTGTTTATATGTGTTTAAAAAACTTTCTACTTTATCTTCATCTGATAATGATTCTTTAAGCATTTTTCTAAAATTTTCATTTTTCCAAAAATTTAATGCTTTAATATCATCTTTAATAAAAATAGGTTTTTTTGATTCATTCTCTTCTAAAGAAACAGCAATAGGATTATGCCAATCAAAAAAATAAATTTCCTCAGATGGTTTTTCCATATATCTTTCAGAATATTTTTTATATAATTCTGTTTCATATATTTTATCTAATTTAACTTTATTTTTAGCTTCTAAAATATCATTGAAAAATTCATAAGTGTTTTTCTTCTTCAAAATATTATTATTAATGTCTTCAGTTAATATAAGTTCTGCTTCTGAAAAAATATTATCATATGATTCACATACTTCTTCAATATCAGTTTTATCATCAAAATAATCATTTAATGATTCATTAAAACTTTCTAATTCTCTTGTAATAATTAATTCTTCAAAATTTTCTATTACAAAAGTACTTTTATCAAATTCATAATCAGCTGAATAAAATTTGTTTTTAATATTATCAAATAATATTACTTGATCTTCAAATAATGATACAAATGTAGCATTAGCTGACTCTGAAATAATTTCTGACATTATTTTTTCTATATTTTTATTATTGTATAAATTTATTTCACTAAACTGTTTTAAACTTAATTTCTTCATTCTATTTCTCCTTAATTTTATAATTACCTTTACATTTAATTTCTAACTCTTTTTAATAGCTTTATATTACCTTCTATTATATCTCTATAATTTATTTTAATATATTTTATATTTTCATCATTAAAATATCTCTCATTTATCTCTTTAGGTCTTGATATATTTTCACAATAAGCAAATTTATCATATATTTCCTTAACAACTAATATATCACCTTTTTCTCTTTTACTACTTTTATAATTTAAAAAATCATTCAAAACATCAGTATCTCTTTTTCTTATTTTTATTTTATCTTTAGAGGATAATGCTAAAGGTTTAGTAAATTTGCTATTTACATTCTTAACCTCACTAATAACAGTACTATCAGGAAATATTGAATTAATTACTTCAAATTTCATATCTAATTTAAATTTGGGAATTTTTTCTAATATTTCATTAACTAATTCTTCGTAAGATTCCATCATATCCTTTTTCTTTATTTAATAATTTAAGTATTTTTACCTTACATTTATTTTTCTTTCTTTTTCTCTTTTTAGGTAATCTTTCTGGAATAAGTATATCAGCTACATCATTACTCATCATCATTTTCATCACCTTCTAAATCAATTATATCTTCTATATTATCTTTAAAATGTTTTATTTTTCTATTTTTAAAATCAATTCCATTAAATTCACCTCTCAAAACCATAGCTTTAAAATCATTTCTTTTAACAGTCTTCTTCTCAGATAATATTTCATTCAATTTCTTTACTTCATTTAATAATGAAAAAACTTCTCTCTCATTCTCAACAATATATTTTTGTCCAAATTTATTAACCATATTATTTATAATCTTACTATCTAAATTCTCATTTATAACAGTTAATCCTAAATTATATATTTCTGGATCAAAACTAGCCAACTGTGCAGGAGGTTCTGGAGGTGGAGCAACTTCACCACCAGGAATTGCTCCCATATCTCCACCAGGAATTGCTCCCATATCTCCACCAGGAATTGCACCCATATCTCCACCAGGTATAGGTGGCATTCCACCACTCATATCTCCACCAGGCATTGCACCAGCTGCATTCATTTGCATTTGTTGCATTTGTTGTATTTGAGCTGTTAATCTCATTTTCTCTGTATATATTTCTTTTATAGATAATCTGAATATTTTCTTATATATCCATTCATCAGAAAACATTTGAAGACCTTTATATGAAGCAGCAACAGCTGCTTGTTGCGTCATGAAATCTAATTTAATTAATTCAGCTAAATTAGATGGAGGAGTTAATTCAATTCTAAAATTAATTATATCCTCATTTTTATATTTTTTTAATATTAATTGTAATGCTAATAATTTGTTTAATGTTTTAACTATGAATTGTTGTATTTCTTCTATAAAATTAGAAAATTTAATATCTATAGAAGCTAAAGCCTTATTTATCTCACTTTGACCTTGCTCTGGACTACCACCAATATATGGAGAAGGTATATTCAATATTCTTAATAATTTATCCTTAAAATAATCTATATCTTTAATCTCATTCAATTGTTGACCAGCAGGTAAAGTCTCTATTCTCGTAGGAGTGCTACCTTCTCTTTGTGGAATATAATAATCTTCCAAGGTTGAGTTGTTTACGACGATTCCAGACGATATAGCGAAGTTATGGTGTTTATCGACTGTTATACATCCAGTATCTTCCAAATTCGTTAAAAATCTAACGTTTTTAACCTTATGATTCTTATATATTTTTCTATTTCTTTGAGTAGGAAGTTCTAAACTTTCCAACCAGCTTTGATTACAGTCTATTTGTCTATATTTCAATGCTCTTTCTAATATTTTTTTATTGAATGTATTTTTTTGATTTTGTTTAATAGAAATGTTTTCATTCCATTCTTTCATTGCTTCTTCTGAATGTTTAATATTTTCTATAACATCTTTTATTGCTATATAATTGAATTTGTTTAATTTAGTATTTATAGCTATGTTATCTAAAACATCCCAGAATTTTTGTGTGAATTTATCACATACAGTCATACCATCAATATATTTTTTTCTTAATTCTGGATCTGCGAATTGTTTAAGCATGTTTTGTTTTCTGATTTCGTTATGCTCTTTATGTAATTCTGATCCGTTATACCATTGCATTGCTTTGACTGAGTTTCTTTCTTTATTTGCTTTTATAACATTTTGTCTATGTTTTTCTGACTCTAAATATTTTTTTAAATTTTTTATTCCTAATCCCATGTGATATTTAGAATGTTCTTTTCTACTCATCCATTCTAAATTATTTGGCGAGTTATTTTTTTTATTAAAATCTTTATGATGTATTACAACATCACCATGATTATTTTTTGATATTAATTTCATTTCATTTAAGAATAAACTTTTAGCAACTACTCTATGAGTAAAATCATATTTCTCAGTTTTAGGATTATAAATTAATTCATAATTAGAATCGTTTCTTTTTCCTAAAGTAGACTCTTTTCTATAAAAAGGCATTAATGATTCGCCTTCAGTAAGATATTGAGCTTCTTTTTTTTCTCCATTTCTTAAAATGAATTTATGATCAGGCGTACAAGTTATTTCTTCATCATTATCTAATGTTACTTTTACTATTTGTGCATTTTTTCTAGTACAAGCTGCATTTATTACTTTTCCAGGAACTATTTGATTATTGTTGTTTAAATCAACTGAATAAACCCAATTTTCTTTACCTTCTTCAAACTCCTGTATTAATTGTTGTAATGTTAATTCTCTATTATCTAATAATGGTATTTTAGTATTTAGAGTAATACACATAACATTAGCTCTTTCAGAAATATTTCCACTTTCATCTATGATAGGTTCTTTTTTAAATTTGTTTTTAATTTTATTTAAAAACATTTTAGCATTTATACCATTTAATTGTCCTACATCTACATAGAATACTCTTCTTTCTACACTTCTACTTAATCTATATACTAACATAGCATCTTCTAACAATGCTAATCTTCTATAATCTTTAATACCTGATTTTAATAAAGAAGCTCCATATGGTTCTGAGGATAAATCTTTTATTTTAAAATGTAATATTTGCCATGGCATTAATATTTTAATATTAATTTTCTTTTCTTCTTTATCATTGAAATTAAGAAAAGAGTTAGGTTGTAAATTTTTTCCACCCATTCCGAATAAGTCTAATAATCCTTCAGAATAAACATAGAATTTAATTTTTCCATTTTCTCTTATAATAGTAATACATTCTTGTTGTATTTTTTCTAAATGAACTATTGTAGTAGGATTTTTATAATTATCAAGAACTATTTCATAGAAATTATCTCCCATTTGACAAGTTTCTACTATAATTCCTTTTAATTCAAAATTAAGATCTAAAGTATCAAAAAATAATTCATATCCTTCTTCTACTATATCTTGATTATCTGATAATATTTTTATTAAATTATTATCGTCATTTCTTTGTGCTGACTCATTTTTTATTACGTTGAGGGAATTTTTGATGAATGTTTGATTCATCATTTCTCTATATATTTGATAGAATCTTTGTCTTGTTCTTTCGTTATCACTTGCTCCAGTAATATTAAATGTATTAAGGGAATCTCTGTCGAAAGAATCTGCTAATTCATTTATTTCTCTATATATTTTATCTGGGTCGAATTCTGCTCTTAATTCTTTTACATCACCAGAAATATTGACTAAATTTTGATCTATATTTTTTTGAACTTCAAACGGTTGTTTTGGTTTAATTTTTATTTCACGACCATTGATATATCTTTTTTCTTCACCATTTAAACTTAAAGGCATTTAAGAATCCTTAAAAATTATTTATTGAATTTAGTATTATAATAAAATTCATCAGAACTATTTTTTTTAATAATATCTCTTAATTTCTTTTCATAATTAGTTGTATGAACTCCATAATCAGTATCATCATAATCTATTTTCTTTTTATCTTTTTCATCTTTTTCAAATTCTATAAAAATTTCTTCATCTTTTTTTTTCATAAATTATCTCCTTAATAATTGTAATAATCTTTTTTGTAATCTTGAAAACGGACTTTTTTTACTTAAATCTAATAAATCTTTTGTTCTTAAAGATTTTCTTTTTATTTTATTTGCAAATTGTAAAAGTTTTTTACTATCAACAGTTTGTTGATTATTAAATTTTACAAAATCCAACATTTTCTTCATTTGTTCAATAGTAAAATAATCGTCTTTATTAGCTCTAGTAGTTTTACCAGTATATTTACTATTTTTTTCAATATCTAATGATTTTTCACTTGCTTCAGAAAATAACATAATTTCTCCGTTATTATTATCTTATCAAGTTAAAATCCTAATAACCATTTATAATCATCAAAATCAACACCATGAGTTTTTATAAAATAATCTTTTTTTCTTTCTTCCATCATTTCATCAAATGTTAAATCATCTTCATCCATCATTTTCTTTTCTTTAATCATTTGAATATCATCTTCATCAAAACTACCATAATCTACATTTTCTTCAGTACCTAAAATAAAGTTATCTGATTTATTATATTTATTTCTATTATATAAAACTAAACAAAATGCTAATATAGCATCATCATGCATTCCATCAGCATGAATTGCTTTTCCACCATCCCATATCCAAGTAGTTAATTCATTATATAATCTTTCTGAATATATATTAAGTATTTTTAACATTGAGTCATTTTGTAAAAAATTAATAAATTCATCAGTCATCATTCTTCTATTCTCTGGAGTAGTATCCCATCCTATAGTTATTGTTTGACCTTGTTTTTTTATAATTCTTTTATAAACATTACTGTAAGGATCAGTATCATTATTATATACTTCTTCAAATACAGCTTGTCCATATCCATTACATTCTATAATTAAATAAGCGTCATTATAATATCTGGCTAATTTTTTAGCTACTATACCTATTCTTTTAGTGCTTAAAAACCCTTTACATTCAGCAACTTGTGTATAAGTAGAATAATCAAATACTTGAATAGAGAGAGGGTCTCTTCCAGTTCCTCTTGAAGGATCTACTCCTATTAAATATTTCTTTTTAGGTTCAGGATGCTGCCAAATCCATAATCCTTTACATGGTTCGTCTTTTAACATATCTTTAAGAATAGGTGATTTAATTTTCTTTTTTATTTTAGCTAATACTTCAGTACTGAATATTGATTCTCCAGTTGAAATAAAATCATGAAGAATTTCTTGTTTATATCCTATTTCACCTTGAGTTTTTCTTTGCTCATTTAACCATTTATTATTTTCAGAATTTCTTTCTTCATATTTAGCTCTTTGCTCACCTTCTTCTCTTACTTCTTCATTATAATAATAATCTCTATTTACGAGGTCAATTAACCATTCAGTATTTCCTTTATCTTCATCTGGCATTTCCCACCAATCAATTGTAATTGGATGAAATACTCCATCTCCATTTTTAGCTGATACCCATTGTTTATAATACCATTCTCCTTTTGACGACATACCAGCAGGAGTGGAAATTATTATAGCCTGTCCTTTTGTTTTAGCTAATGTTGGTCCAGCTGATTTCCATATTTCATAAGGTAATGTTCTTGTTTTAAAAAATGCTGCTTCATCTAATATTAATAGTGATATAGCATCACCTCGACCAGCATTTTCTGAGGCTGTTTCACATTTAAATTTTGATCCATTTGGAAATTGTAATTCTGTTCTATTATTTAATTCTAATTCAGAAAGAGAATTAAGATATCTATATTCTCCAGTTTTTTTATCAAATAATTTAGGCAATAAAAAAAGAGGTATTCTTTCTAAAGTAGGATTCATATTTTTTTTAAATTCTTTTGCCCCTTTTTCTGTTTTTGATATGATATTTATATGTTCGAGAGAATCTTCATTTAACATTATCCATAAAGCATAAAGAGATGTAACTGTTGAAATACCTGCTTGTCTTGTTTTAAGTATTATATTTTTTTTATATTTTAAATAATCACTTAATACACAATCCTGAACATAATATGTATCGAAAGGAACATATCCTTTTCCAGGCAATGATATTACTGAATATTTTTTAATGAAATAATGTACTGATTTATTTATTATGAATTTTTCTATTTCTACATCAACTGTTTCTGTTGTTTTATCATTATATCTTGTTTTTTGAAAATTCCCCGATAAATGAGTTAAACATTCTTCTAATGTTGTATCAATATTATATTTAGTTATTTTATCAGAAATAGAAGTTATGAATTGTTGTTCTTCTTTACTTAACCCTTGTTTCATAATTTAAAATTATTCCTTATGTTTTCTAAGTTAATACCATTACTTTTTGGTGCTTTATTTTTTACTTCTTCAAATTTAGCAGCTAATTGCATTAATTTAGCAATCATATCAGCAGAACTCATTCTTAATTCTAATGATTTAAGTAAAGCTAATTTACTTGCTTCAGTATTATCTCCAGAGTTTAATCTATTAAAAAAGAAATCATATGTTTCATCACTTCTTTTTAAATCATCTTTGTATTGTTTAAGAATTAAATTAGCCATTTGAGTAAGAGATGGGTCTTTACTCTCTGTTTTTTCTAATTTGTTTTCATCAGATATTAAATTGTCGATAAGGCTTTCTCCTGTTTCCATTATTTCATTATGTTTTTTAATTCTGTCATTTCTTTTTTTTCTATTAAAATTACAATCTTTACAATATTGTCTTAATCCATCAGGTTTATATTTATCTTTATAAAATTCTGAAATATCTTTTACTTGTTTACATTCAATACAATATTTTTGTCCAGGAAGAATTATAGGCATATCTTTAGGTGGTCTTATTCTCATTTTTTTCTTTTTTCTTTTTCGTCTTTTGCTTGTTGAATTAATTGTTGTTTGATTCTTTTTTGTTCTGTTACCCAAATATCATTTTCTTCTTTCATATTTTTTATTTTATTTATTTTTGAATAATTACCATCTATTGTATCTTTTAAAATAGAAGAATAATGAGTAGATAGAGACTTTATATAATCTCTACAAATTATATTTGTAAAACCATGGCTTCTCGACCAAGCATAAAAGTCATTTTTTTTAAATTTTCTTGTTTTATTTAAATAAACAATAAAAACATGAGTTAAATTAATAAAATTAGTTCTTTGTTGACCAATATAATTTCTATCAATTAAATCAAGCAATTTAGAACTTAATGTTTTGGTTAAAAAATCTTCAGTGATTTCATAATTATTAAATTCTAATTCGAACATTTCTGAAATATCTGCATGCCCTCTATGTTTTTTCTTTCTGAGAGTGAAATTAAGAAGTGATCTTTTAGCGGTTAATGAAAACCAATTAAAAGATGATGAATATTTTGGATGATTTCTATCAAATCTATCTAATGATTTAAAACAATCTTTAGCAGCATGTTGAATTAAATCATCTTTTTCTTCAAATCTTGTAAAATCATAACAACTTATAATTCTTCTTATAAGTTCTATTACATGAATCATTATTTCTCTGGCTAATTTCTCTGTTTTATTTTTTTGATATCGATCAATTAATCCTTCAACTAATTCATTGTCGAAATAATTATCCGCCATTTATTCAACTCCTATTTTTTATATTCGACAACTTTAAACATTTTTAAAAATTGATCCAATGTATATTCTTCAGATTGAATTTTAATTATTTGTTTAATATTATCAGAGTCAGTTATTTTAAATTTTGGACCATCTTCAATTATTCTTACAGTAATTATATCTGATAAACTTAAATGTTTGTAATATGAAAGTTCTTCATTATCATAACATTCATGCCATTTATATTCTTCGCATTCTTGATTAGAACATCTATTTTTATAATCATGTATTCCATCAGAACTAGTTTCTTCTATAGAACAACCACATTTATTACAAATTCCATCAAACCATTTATTCATTATAAATTCCTTTATTCTTTAACTAAATCGTCAACTATTCCTATGAAACCACAAGAACAATGAACTCGATTTAAATCTTTACCCAAAACGATGTAAGCAACTAATGTTTTTTCATAATCTTTACACTTACACTTCGGACAAACCTTATGATTTTCGTAATATTCCTTTATTTTATCTACCATCTAATTACCCCTTAAAGTTCTTTAATATACTGTGGTTTTAATTTAGGTAAAATATTTTTAAAGGAAGTTAAATTTTCTTTTGATTTAAATTTTTTAATATATCCTTTTTCTTTCCAATTTTCGTAAATTTTATCAGTTAAACATTTTAAATATTTAACTCGTTTTAATGTTATTTCAAAAGATTTAATTATATGATCTTCTTTATAAAATAAAACATTATTAATTAGTTCCCTTGCTTCTTTTTCTGTTAATTGTATCATTATATCCTCTTATTAATTTTTGTTTATTATTTTAAACATTTAACTATCCTTGTTTATTTCATTTTTATAAACGCTCTCTATAAACTCAACATTTAATTCATAAGGGGAATCCTGAAGAGAGCAACTATTATTATCGGTTATAAATTTACAGTTATAACAATTACTATCTTTTTGTTGACAATAACTTTTTATCTTATTTAAATCAATTAACATATTAACTCTCCTTGTTTTCAATTACTACAGTATTTAAAAATTCTCCACTGGGTAATATTTTTTAAAATACTTATACAATAAATCCCAGTCATATTTAAAAATTATATCTATTAGTTTCATTGTTAGTCCTTAAATAATCTCATCGACTAATCCATATTCCAAACACTTATTAGAATCAAAAAACAAATCGTGTTTTAATATATCATCTAAAACTACTTTGGGTATTTTAGTATATTCGGTGTATATTTCTTTTATCTTAATCATAAAATTATCCATATTTTGTTTCTGATCTTCTAGTTCTGAATATTTACCCCAATGAAACGAACTAAGTTGATGTATTAACATATATGAGTTTTTAGTTATTAACCGCTTCTTACCAACGATACTTAGAAATGTTCCAGCCGAAGCGCATACTCCATCTACTATTGTTATAACTGGAGATTTACACATTAATATATTATCCATAGCTGAAAATCCTGAAAATATTTCCCCACCATAGGATTGTATATGTAGATAAATTGGAATTAAATTTTCTAAATTTAATTCTTTAGACTTAACAATAAATTCATTATCATTTTGCTTTAAAGTCTGAACAAGATTTAAAACATTTGTACTATTAATATCGGAATAGAAATAAATCCTATTAAATACGCTTTTTATAATATCTCTTTTTTCGTCTGAACAATCGTTAGTAACCTCTTTTCCCCAATAAAAATTCATAGTAGCTCCTTATTTTTAAGTGATTTTTCTAATCGTTTAATTATCCACTTTTGAATATTTTTATTCATTTCGTTTAATTTATTTAAAAACGAGTTAAACATCAGATTATAATTTTCGGCTACACTTTTTATGTAACTAGAATCGTTAATGTTATATAAAGTATTAGACATATTATTAACAGTATCAATTAAACTTTTAAACGACGATTCAGTATCATCAGTAACATTACCTAAATTTTCTTTTCTTAAAATATCAGTATCAAGTATTTCCGAGTATTTTTTATAAACTTCAGCATATTTTCCATTTTTATATTTATCCAATATTTTTTGAAAACCTTCATCATTTAAATTTAATAACTCTTTCTCAATAACATCTAATGCCTCTTCAAATTTTTTAGTCATTTATTAACTCCTTATAAATATAATTAATTAGGATGATTTATCTCCCCAAAATTTTTGTTTAAATTTTTATGATATTTATAAATATATTCTTTTAATAATTTTTTGTTATATATTCTATTATTTAACATTCTAATATTATTTGAACTAAAATGTTTAATAATACATAACCATAACGTTTTTATTTTATCAATCATAAAAATTTCCATTTAACTCCTTATTTAATTACAGACAAACTAATTAACCTTTCATTTAACCTCACAGGAATAAATATTTGATATATTATGGCTTTTTAAATAACTTTTTTATGTTTTTTTCATTTTATCTCCTTATTCTTCTTGAAAAAATCTTTTGAGGTATATAAACAACAATCCTTACAATATATAATATCAGATTTTATATCTGTAACGTCCCAATAATCTAAGGATTGATGTTTGCAAGATACTTTTTCTTTTTTATAAGAAGAATTTGTTATGTTAATTAGTTTTTTAAAAAATTTAATCGGTAAATTGTTTAACATTTTAAAATATTTCATACTCAACCCCTGCTATTAAAATATAAATAAATAAATTAACCTTTGTTTGTTTTTAAAATTAATTATCATTCTTTCACAATCCTCGTGATATACCCAAATCTTTAGATTTGGGCTTCCTACTTCATTGTTCAAACTTTCGTTCAAAATTACTTCTGAACCAGAGATTTTAAACTCCTTATTATATAATACAACAAATTTTTTAAAAAATAATTATATCTCTTCAACTATTTGCATTTTACTACATCGTATCTTATAATTGTCATGTACTATTCTACCTATATCTTCAATCATAATCTTAACTTTTAACAACCTACCTTTATGATAGTTTATAGCTTCTTCCCTAGTCCAAGCTGAAAGACCAAAGCTATTTTCTTCGTTAGTACAATCACAATGAGCTTCGTATGTTTTTCCAACCTCATAAAAATACTGGAAGTTAAAAACCGAATAATAGTCATCCCGTACCGACTTATAAGCTATGATGTAGTCATTATCGATAACTTCGTATGTATTAATTGATTTTAAATA